ATTGAGGGGGAGGCTATGAACTCAAAAATCAGGGCAAAAGCCCCCGTCCAGCCGATCATCGGCCTCCAGCCAGCAACGAATATGGATTTATGCTGTCCTTCCTTCAAATTTACGTCAATCTGCTTCTCCGCAAGCTTCTGCTTAATGCGCTGCATTAAAATCTTTTTATCTAATTTCTCTTCCTCGCTGGTGTGCAAATCGTCAATCACGGAGGAGATCGTCTTAAGTGCGCCGCCTTTCCCCCCTAGTAGTCCTGTCAATAAATTCAGCATTATGCCCTCGCTACATCCCAAAGGGCTTGAGAGTAAAGTATGTCCCCCATTGGATCTGCTTCCCCTCTCGCCAATGATGCTTGTGCAAATTCTGGAGCGAAAAATGGATTAGCGTCAGCCGCAAAGTTTGCTCCATACATCCTTTCCATGTCCCCCATCGTTGCCACTCCTAATCCTTCATCCAGTCTTGCCTGCTCTCTCGCCTCCACATCGCTCAATGATTCTGAGAACCACGTATTGCGCGCCAAGTCCGACATGGAATCAGCTGCGCCCATTTCTTGCCCTGGTTGATAATAGCCCTGGTTCCAATCCCAGTCGGCCCACGGATCCCACGCTTGTTCCTCTCTTCCTCTGTAGTAGTCTGTTGTAATGTCCTGCAAACTTTCCAAAAGAGGGCCACTCGTTCCCATTGCGGCTATGTCCTCCGGAGTAGGCATAGGTATGCCTCCTGGCTCATTGCTCCAGGGATATTCCTGAAAATGCTGCCCTAGACCTGACATGACCGGCTGCCCCCATATTTGTTCTGGGACATTCCAGCCATTGTTTATGGCATTTATGATATCATTCTGGTTTAAAAGAACTGCTCCTGGAGTGGTCTCATCAACCCCTCCGGTGTGGTATATTACTCCATAGGGATTCGTGTTAATTCCACCAATGGATGTATGCTCAGTTGAGCCAAAAGGAGCCGATACTCCAGGTATGTTTCCTCCTCCTGTTTCCCATAAATTCTGCAAGGCGATATTCAGATTCCATCTTCTTTCCTCATCGGTCAAATTGTCCCCTGTTATAGGGGGCATATTTCCCACGCTCTCATCAATTAATTGTGTAGTTGTTGGAGTTGAAGTTCCTGTGGGGTTATATACTGTGGCCCCAGTTCCTGCAGTTCCAGTTCCTGCACTTCCTCCTGAAGGCTGTTGATGAACTATATTCAACGCCTCATCATAAGGAATATTCTCGCTTTCAGCCACTACTCCTGCCGCCAGTCCTGGATCCACGGATCCTGCTTCAAACCCAACGGGTGCGCCAATAATTTCCTCTATTGTAGCAATGGGCTGTCCTCCACCTGGATGTCCTGAACCTGCCCAATCGGGCTGGTTGCT